AGAAAATATAATCATCAAAGCTGCAACAAGGGACTGCGAGAAATTTATTGGTAAGGATATAGCCCTAACCTCTAATTCTTTAGAGGTTGATGACTTCTCCGACTCCGAATTAATTATAGATGAGGCTAACCTGATCTCTATTGATAATATTATATCTGATTCAAGCACTCTTATAACAGATTATACATATACAAGGGACAGAAATTACTTCACAATAACATTTAGTTCAACAATTTCGTCGGATCCGATCAAGATCCAATTTACTACGGGGTATGAGGAAGGTGATATTCCCGAAAACCTTAAGCTTGATATACTTATGAAATGTGCGGATTATTATGATGTTGAAAGGAGCTCTTATACTCCTCCGATCTATAAGAGAAACGAAGCTAACGGCATTGATATTACCGAAAGGAGATTAATGAAGCATAGGGCAATAAGGTGGTAATTATGATTTCAGCACTTTTAAATAAAAAGATCGAGATAGAGCACGGGGTTCACTCTACAAATGCAGCGGGAACACCGATCTTTACTTGGGAAACATTTCACGAACCATATGCAAACGTTGTAAATACTTCAAAATCAACGAGATACGAGGATGGCGAATTGCTTACTTTTACTACAGAATTTACAGTTCGCTATAACAGCAAAACATCTCTTGTAAATAACAAATACAGAATAAAATACAATGATGATTACTACAAAATCATACAGATTGTGGAGCTTGAATATAGAAAGACATTAAAATTCATTACGATAGCATTCGAAGATGACGAATAATCAGACATATGATCTCGAAGGGGCCAAGGAGGTTCTTGAGGCACTTGATGCTTTGGACCAGAAGGAACTTGTGAAAATCATCAGATCCGTGGAAAGAAAGGATCTTAATGCGAACATTATCAAGCCATTAAAAACCGCAATCTCAGCATATCCAGAATCGCTCAGAACAGCTATTGGGATAGAGAGGGACAAACAGGAACTCGCAGGATATAGAGCAGGGATAAAAATCGGATCAAGATCTACAGAGACCCCAAACAAGCCCCCACAAGGAATTTTAATCAGATTTCTTGATAAAGGAACAAAGAATAGAACGACGAAGAAGGGATACAACAGAGGGATGATTACGGGAAAGAGAGCTATACAGAGCGCGATAAATAATCAGATTGATGATGTTGTTGGTTTCTTTAACAAAGATTTCGGGGCAGAGGTGGATAAAATTATATCCAGAAAACTTAAAAAAATCAATAAATAATGAGCTTTACGACGGATATACGATACTTGATGACAGCGGATACTTCGCTTAATTCATATTGTGATGGGGGCCTATATTACGAAAACTTGCCAGAAAACTTCGATTTAACAGATACTTGGATCGTTTATTCATTTAACAAATCATCTCAGGTTTCTTGCTTAGGAAGCACAGCAGCTTTAACAGAATACAATTTAACAGTAAAAATCATTTCGCCCAGCACAATCACTCTTGAAACGGTTAGCGACTATATCGTTTCATATCTTAACGGCTTAGAATACAATGAGATAGGGGATATTCAATTTGTTTCAGATAATCACTCCTTAGACTTAGAGAGGAATGTTTATATGAACACTCTTCAATTTAACATCTTATATTTTTAATTTGGATATATAGATATATAAAGAAAATAAAATAAATTTTTAGAAAATGGGAACACCAATACTTTCAAAACAATTCAGTATCGTCTTAGATTCATCAACTTTGGGTTGCGCTACGGACTTCTCTTTAACAGTGGATAAAGATCTTATAGAAATTTCTTGTTTAGATGCGACTTCAAAACAATCAATGCCAGATCTTTACTCCTGGAAGGTGGATTTCTCCGGTATGGTGCTTAGAACAGCAACAGTGGATTCAGGAAAAGCATCAGTGGAAACACTTATGAACTTAATTCTATCCGATGCATCAGTTGCTTGTCATCTTTTGCCAGACGTTTCAGCGAATGCTTACTATACAGGGGCAGGTTATATTCAGAACGTATCAATCAGCGGGGGAACAGGATCACCAGTTACTTTCTCTGCTAGCGTTACAGGATCAGGACCGCTTACAGCAACCGCAACAGCTTAAAAATGAACTACTTATATGATTGAGTTTATCACGTATCAAGGGGAAAAATACCCGATCAGAATTTCTTACTACGTCTTACTTATGGCGCAGAAAGAAACAGGGTTAAAGCTCGAAGAACTTGACAGCAATCTAGAATCGCAGCAATCAATCTTATGGTTTGCTCTTGTTGCAGGACACAAGATGGCGAAAAAGGAGCTAGAACTTAAAAGAGAGGATATTATATGGATCCTTGACGAATCTTATTTAGAGTTTCAGAAGGCGTTATTTCAGTTTGGCAAATCTCTTATAGATATGCAGACGGAATTAATGGAGGAAGGAAAGAGTAAAAAAAAATAGAAACGATTGACGAGATATTCGTCTTAGCATCTTCGAGACTTACACTTACGCCCGATCAATTCCTGGAATATACACCGCAGGAATTGACGGGCATTTTATTTTATCATAGCCGAAATTCAGATAATAAATTAAAGGCAGATTGGGAAAGAACACGTTTGCAGACTTATATCCTTGTAAATCTACAGCTAGATAAAAAGAATAAAATTTCTTACGATAATTTCAAAAAGGATATATGGCCGTTTGGATGGGAAAAGGAGGTTGTAAAAGAAATAGACTTAGAACAAATTTTTACTTATGATGATTGGATGAACTTGCTTAATAAAAAGAAGAATTAATTCTTGGGGATATATATTAAAAGGAAAATAAAGAATTTACTATGGCAATTTTAGCGGATCTTATGCTTAGACTTAGAGCCAATTCAGCAGATTTGCAGAAGGGATTGGATCAATCAAGCAAAAAGGTTAAAAATTTCGAGAAAGAAAATCAGAGCATTTCGAAGGGAATTAAAGCGGCTTGGGGGCAAATCGGACTTGCTATAGCAGGGGTTGCAGGGGTCTTGAAAACAGCAGAAAAAGCGATCAATTCCACGCAATTAACAGGGGATAAATTTGCAGCAATGACTGGTGGATTAAAAGAAGCAACAAATGCATTTGCACGATCTCTTGCAAACTTGAATTTCGATAATCTTATTAAAGGGCTTACAGATGCTTACAAAGCAGGAAAAGCTTATGTGGAGGCACTTGACGATATAGCGGATAGACAGAGATCTGTATCAATTTCTTCGAAAGAAACACAGCTTGCTATAAAAAAGCTCGAGGCGGATTTAAGAAACACTTATTTAACAGAGGATGAGAGGCGAGCGGTGGTGGAGGAGATAAATCGACTTACAACAGAGCAATTCCTTAGAGAACAAAAACTTGCCGAACAATCACTTCAAGCAGAAAAAGATAGATTAAAACAGATATACAACATCACGGATGCACAGGTGGATATGATGATCAATTATATTAAGAACTATAATGATCTCGACGCGGTGCAGCATTCATCTATTGCGACAGCAATGAAAGCGAGAAAGGCGTATGAAAAGGCATCTGGTGCAGTTGGGGCATTTGACGAGGAAAGAAGGGTGGTGCGAACGAGAGAAGCTTATGAGGCATCTTTGGTTGGTTTATCAGAGCAGGAAAAAGCTTATGTGGAACTTGGAACAGTGATCAACGGGGTCTTGGACGAGGAAAGGGATCAGATCGCGAAGGTGATCACAGGTTGGCTTGACGCACAAATCGCCTTACAGGAATACTATAATAAAGCGGCGAGAGTTGAAAATAAATTGGACGGGGAGGCAGAAAAAGCTCGAGCAGAATCTCTTAAAGCACTTAAAGAGGAAAATGGAATAATTCCAGTTTCATTCGAGCATCTTAATCCTAAGCCATTAGATACCAATACGTTAATGCCTACGCAAATGGCTGAAACAGAGCCACCAGATTTCAGCAGCACAAAAACAGCTTGGGAGGATTTAGGGGAAACAATTCACGATTTTGGCGGAAGAATATATCTTGAAATGGATGCTCTTAAAGATCAAACTTTCTCTTTAGGAGAGGCCTTATATTCGAGCGTTGCAAATGCGATGAGCGGTTTAGCAGGAACTTTAGCAGCAGGAGCAGACAGTTTCAAAGAATATGCTCAGAACTTAAAAAAAGCAACAAAAAGCATCGTTGGAGATCTTATATCGCAGGCCGTTGCAGCTATGGTTTCGGGGGCATTAAAAGATTGGGCAACGGAGGTGCCGTTTGGATATATTCTCGCACCAGCAATGGCAGCACTTGCAGGAGGTTTAGCAAAAACAGCATTTAATTCGATGATACCAGGATTTGCAACAGGAACAAACTTTGCACCCGGAGGACTTGCACTTGTTGGGGAGAGAGGGCCGGAACTTGTTAATTTGCCGATGGGATCAGCAGTTTACAATAACAGATTGACACAGAGCGCCTTAACAGGTGGTGGAGGAATGAACATTACAGTGGATGGGGTGATCAGAGGCAACGACTTAGCACTTGTGCTTAGGAGAGCGGATACTATAAATTAATTTTGGATTATGGCTTGGGCAGAAAAATATAATTTAACTTTTAGCGATAACAGAAGCATTCCTTGGTATGTAAAAATATACGAAGATGGATTTACGGGAGACCCGAGCATCTTACAAGGAGCAGCAGATCCGCTTATATTTAATTTTGTGAACGAAGGAGACGATTTATTCTCGCCGTTTAGAGACAGCAGGGTAAAAATTAACGTGGTTTCTCGAAGAAACTTCGAATACTTGCCGCTATATGCAGACGACGATTTTACTTATAAAATAAAGATATTCAAGAACGATACTTCTACACTTTATTGGCAGGGGTGGCTGGATTCGCAAAAATATGAGGAGGAATATGACGTCGCGCCGAGCATTATAACTATATCTGGAACAACAGGATTAGCACTTTTAGACGATATAGAATACAAGGACGGAAGCATTTACTATGACGGAAGAAAACTTCAATCAGAAATAATTCTCGATATACTTAACAAAATTGGATACGACGAATTCAAGGAATATATTAACATTTATCCAAAATATGCGTCTATGGGGACAGCAGTCTCCCCGCTGGATTATGTTTACGTGGATACAGACGTCTTTCAAGATAAAACTTGTAAAGAGGCATTAATAGAGATTTTAAAGACCTATAACGCAGCTATAACACAAAAAGACGGGATATTTCAGATATACAGACCGACCGATACTTTTAGGGATACTATGCGAGGGAGATGGTTTACAGACCCGAGCACGAAAACTTAT